AGAAGAAACTTGATTGGTCTGAGCATGAAAACTTCAAGTCATTCTATACGAATGATTGGCAGAAGTTTGTAGACTACAACATCATTGACGTTGAACTTGTTGACCGTCTGGAAGACAAGATGAAACTGATTGAGTTAGCATTGACCCTATCGTATGACGCTAAGGTTAATCTTACTGATGTCTATTCACAGGTTCGTATGTGGGATACTCTCATATACAATGACCTGTCTAAAAGAAACATTGTGGTTCCTCCCAAGGTTTCTACACAAAAAGATGACCAGTATGCGGGTGCCTATGTCAAGGAACCTGTCCCTGGGATGTATAGTTGGGTGGTCTCTTTTGACCTTAACTCACTGTACCCTCATCTTATTATGCAGTACAACATTTCTCCTGAGACCCTAGTAGAAAGAAAACACCCAACGGTTAGTATCGAGGCTATACTTCAAGAGCAAGTAAAGATAGATGGTGACTACGCTGTATGTGCTAACGGTGCACAGTATAGAAAAGACATCCATGGGTTCTTACCAGAAATGATGCAGAGGATCTACGACGAACGTAAGATCTACAAATCTAAAATGCTTAGGGCAAAACAAGAGTATGAAACAACACCAACCGTGGCACTTGAAAAAGATATCGCACGATTCAATAACATTCAGATGGCACGAAAGATTCAACTCAACTCTGCCTATGGTGCAATCGGAAATCAATACTTCCGATACTACAATCTGGCAAATGCTGAGGCAATCACCCTCTCTGGTCAGGTGTCGATTCGTTGGGTCGCAGACAAGGTAAATGAATACCTCAATAAAGTATTAAAAACTGATGATGATTATGTTATTGCTAGTGATACTGATAGTATCTACCTCCATCTGGGTCCTCTGGTCGACCGTGTATACGAAGGCAGAGAGAAAACTAATGAAGGCATTGTTGGGTTCCTTAACAAGGTCTGTCAAGTGGAACTTGAACCTTTTATTTCGCGTACTTACGAAAAACTGGCACGGTACACTAACGCTTACGAACAGAAAATGATTATGAAGCGGGAGACCATCGCTGACCGTGGTGTGTGGACCGCTAAGAAAAGATATATCCTTAATGCATGGGACATTGAGGGTGTAAGATTCTCTGAACCTAAGTTAAAGATCAACGGTATCGAAGCAGTGAAGTCGTCTACTCCTGCACCTTGCCGAACTGCTATTAAAGAGGCACTCAAACTTATAATGAAAGGAACTGAATCAGATGTACAAGACTACATCAACAAGTTCCGTAAAGAGTTTGAAAAGATGCCACTCGAAGACGTAGCATTCCCTAGAAGTTGTAACAACCTAGGGAAGTTTTCATCTCCTAGGACAATCTATTCTAAGGGATGTCCCATGCATGTTCGTGGTTCTTTGATGTATAATTATTATGTCAAACGGATGAAACTAGAACACAAGTATCCTCTGATCCAAGAGGGTGAGAAGATCAAGTTCATCTACCTACACATGCCAAACAAAACTGGTGAGAATGTTATGTCATTCTTCCAGACTATGCCAAAGGAATTTGACATACACAGTGCTATCGATTGGGATATGCAATTTGACAAAGGTTTCCTAAGTCCTGTCAAGGGTGTCCTTGACGCTATTGGTTGGGAACCAACTAAACGTAACACATTGGAGTTTTTATTCGCATGAGTTTTCTTAAAGAAATTGTAAAAGATATTGGTAACGAGTATGCAGGCATCGTTAGTGACGGTGTATCAGCAGGAGACGTACAATCTTTTATTGACACAGGCAGTTATGTATTCAACGCAGTAGTATCTGGGTCTATCTTTGGTGGTCTACCCTCTAATAAGATTACTGCTATCGCAGGAGAGTCTAGTACAGGTAAGACATTCTTTTGTTTGAGTGTTGTCAAGCATTTCTTGGAGACAAACCCTGATGCAGGAGTAGTATACTTTGAGTCTGAGTCTGCTATTTCTAAGGACATGATTGAGTCCAGAGGTATCGATTCCAATCGTATGATTATCGTTCCAGTTGTAACAGTACAGGAGTTTAGACAGCAAGCAATTAAGATTATTGATAAATACTTGGCACAGAAAGAAGAGGATCGTAAACCTCTGATGTTCTGTCTTGACTCTTTGGGTATGCTATCTACTTCAAAAGAAGTTGATGACACTGAACAGGGTAAAGATACAAGAGACATGACTCGTGCACAGGTAGTCAAGTCTATCTTCCGTGTTCTAACACTAAAACTAGGTAAGGCAAACGTTCCTATGCTAGTTACTAACCACACCTATGACGTGGTTGGTTCCTACGTTCCCATGAAAGAAATGGGTGGTGGTAGTGGTCTAAAATATGCAGCATCAACTATCATATACCTTAGTAAGAGTAAGGAAAAAGATGGTAAGGAAGTGATTGGAAATATTATCAAGTGTGAAACTAAGAAATCTAGGTTCACAAAAGAGAACGTAAAAATAGAAACGAGGTTGTTCTATGACGAACGCGGATTGGACCGTTATTTCGGACTACTGGAACTGGGTGAAAAACATGGAGTCTTCGAGAGGATCGGAACTCGTTATCGCATTGGTGAATCTAATGTTTTTGCAAAGTCTGTTCTTGCTGATCCTAACAAGTACTTCACAGAAGAAGTAATGGAGAAATTAGATGAGGCAGCACATAAAGAGTTTACCTATGGATCTTGACAAATATATCAGAGTGTATGATAATGCACTTGACATTAATCTTTGTAGGAATATACTATTAGAATCCAAGAAGGTTAAAATGAAAAGGTGGGATCGTAGTGGACGACCCCAGTTCAATGAGTTTAACATCACTGAATATGCAGAGTCCACAGATCACCCTGACGACATTTGGAATGTCATCCATAACCAAGTCATTGAATCTGTAAAGAAGGTTTCAAATGACTACATGGATGAGGTCGGTTGCAAAGAGCAATGGCCATACTCAAATGCCTTGGAACAAGTCAGACTTAAACACTATGAAGTGGAGAAGAACGACAGATTCGACAGGCACGCAGACGTTGGAGATCATAGCAGTGCTCGCAGATTTCTCGCAATGTTTTTCTACTTAAATGATGTAGAGAAAGGTGGTGAGACTGAGTTTGCACATCGCAAGATCAAACCAGTACAGGGTAGATGCCTAGCATTCCCTCCTATGTGGATGTTCCCACACAGAGGAGCAGCACCTGTCACTGAGGACAAATACATTATTGGAACTTACTTACACTACGTTGACCCCTAATGCAAAAGATTGAAGAGATTACGGTTAGCAAACTCATTACTAGCGAAGAGTATACTCGCAAAGTATTACCTTTTATCAAGGAGGATTACTTTGAAACGCTAGACATGAGGATTTTGTTTGGTGAGATCAATGATTACTTTACTAAGTATAATCAGGCACCCGAAATCAATGCATTAAAGATTGAAATCGACAAGAGGAAAGATCTAAGTCAGGAAATTGTAACTGAAATTGAAAAGTTTCTTGACGAAAGGATTGATACTCAACAATATAATGATGAGTGGTTGGTAGAAACCACAGAGAAATGGTGTAAAGAACGTGCTATCTATCTCGCCCTGATGGATAGTATTAAGATCGCTGATGGTCAGGATAAAACTAGAACTAAGGATGCGATACCCCATATTATGTCGGAGGCACTAGGAACGTGCTTTGATGAGACAGTAGGGCATGATTACTTACAGGACGCAGATGAAAGGTACGACTTCTATCACAAAAAAGAAGACAAAATTCCATTCGATATTGACTACCTCAACAAAATTACAAAAGGTGGTCTACCTAGCAAGACTCTCAATGTCGCACTTGCTGGTACAGGTGTCGGGAAGTCTCTATTCATGTGCCACGTCGCTAGTTCCTGTCTCATGCAGGGGAGGAACGTTCTCTATATTACACTTGAAATGGCAGAAGAGAAGATTGCTGAACGAATTGACAGCAACCTCCTCGACGTCCCAATCAAACAACTAAGTGACCCTTTGTTTACTAAGCAACAGTTTAGAAACAAGGTAGATCTATTGCACAAGAAGACACAGGGTAGGATAGTTATTAAAGAATACCCAACAGCATCAGCACATGTAAATCATTTCAAGTCATTGTTGAATGAGTTGTCATTGAAGAAAGGTTTCCAACCTGACATTGTGTTTATTGACTATCTAAACATCTGTGCGAGTGCTAGATACAAAGGAACTATTGTAAACTCATATACTTTTGTTAAAGCGATTGCAGAAGAACTCCGTGGTCTTGCAGTTGAATGCAATGTACCAATCGTCACTGCTACTCAGACTACTCGTGCGGGTTATGGGAGTAGTGATGTTAGTCTTACTGACACAAGTGAGTCTTTCGGTCTCCCTGCAACTGCTGACCTTATGTTTGCTCTTATTTCTACCGAAGAGTTAGAACAACTAGGACAAATTATGGTCAAGCAGTTGAAGAATAGATATAATGACCCCACCATACACAAGCGATTCGTTGTCGGTATTGACAGAGCGAAGATGAGACTGTATGATTGTGATCAGAAAGCACAAGAAGACATCGTTGACACTGGTAAACAGATAGAAGATGACTTCTTTGAAATGAAATCCCAAAACAAATTCGATTCTTTTAAAGTATGACTAAGAGAGAGGACGTAAACGTCGATCATGAAACTAATGATCAACAAGCGAAGGCAACTGAAA